CCGAAAAATATGATTTGGATGACGAGCAGCTTCAGTTTAGGCGGGACAAAATTGACGAGCTAGGTTCTCTTGATCTGTTTCGTCAAGAGTATCCCTCTAACGAGATGGAAGCCTTCCTGACATCTGGCCGATGCTTTGTGGAAGACAACGTGTTGTCAGCGGCGGAAGAAGAGTGCTATACGCCAGACTTTATTGGCGAGCTATCCCAGTCGCAACTTTATGAACGAGACTCTGGACCCTACAGAGAGTGGCATCGCCCAATGGACAACGAGTCCTATGTGATTGGCGCTGACATTGCGGAAGGCTTATCTCACGGTGACTACTCTTGCGCTCAAGTGCTGGATGCTAGGGGCAGGCAAGTCGCTTGCTATCACGGCCATGTAGATCCTTGGGAGTTTGGCGAAATTTTGTCTCAACTAGGCCAGCGTTATAACGGCGCTTACATGGTTGTCGAACGAAACAATCACGGTTTGACCACACTGAGAAGACTGCAAGAGATCAACTATCCGTCTATGTTTGTCGAGAGCAGTGTAGACGGAGCCTATGGAGACAAGATGACGAAGCGCGGGGGTTTCTTAACGACCAGTAAAACCAAGCCGTTAATTATTGACAACCTTGCGGCCCTCATTCGCCAGCGAGATGCAGGGGTTGCAGACGTTAATTTAATTCGCGAACTGCGGACATATGTCATAAACGAAAAGGGGGCTACCAATGCTCAATCTGGCTGCTATGATGACAGAGTGATGGCTTTTGCTATCGCACTCCACGGACTGGCAACTATGCCGCGACCCAAGAGACTCTTGGCTCCTCGCCGCTTTGAAGCTGTTGATACCGTGGTGGGCTACTGATGGAAGAAGATTTTGAAGACGATCAGGAATTTGAAGGCAACGAAGGAATAGACGTTGAAAACCCTGATGGGCAGCAAGATGTCGAGCTAACCAATATTGGCACTCGCCTGCGCTCCATGTTTGATGAATTTAAAGACGCTCGCAGAGACACCGAGAACGAGTGGATAGCAGATCTTCGTCAATTTTCCGGACAGTACAGCCCTGAAATTCTTGCTCGCCTTAACGATGGTGCCGGTCAGCGCAGCAAAGTCTTTGTTGGACTCACCAGAACTAAGGTAATGGCGGCATATAGCCGTATTGTTGACCTTTTGTTCCAAACTTCTGACCAGTTTTTCTCTATAAAGCCCACTCCCAGACCCACTATAAACCCGCGCAAACGCATGCAAATGCAGCAAAACTTGGTGCAAAACATCATGGCAATGGCTCAAGGCCAGCCGCCGGAGGTTATTCAACAGGTTTTTTTAGAAAATGAAGATCGCATTGAGGCAGGGCTTCGTCAGCAAGAGGAAGATTGGGCAGCGCTTGCAGCAAAAGAAATGCAGACGGACATTACTGACCAGTTGCTTGAACAAAACGCCGATCAAAAATTAAAAGAGGCGATGCTGGAAGCCTGTATTTATGGCAGCGGCGCAATCAAAAGTGGAACCGTTAAGATTGAAACCAGTCAGGCGTACTCTTTAGCCACTGACGAGATTGGCAACGAAAGCTATCAAATGAGCTTGGACGAACAGGTGCGTCCAGAAGTTGAGTCGGTGTCAATTTTCGATCTGTATCCAGACCCATACTGCACGACATTGGAAGACTGTGACGGGTTGTTTCGCCGGCATATATTAACTCGCCGGCAGCTAAGAGACTTGGCCGATCTTCCTTCTTTTGATACCGAGATGATCCTGTCTGTCTTAAAAGACAATCGCAAAGGGAATCACACAGAAGAAAATCATGAGCGCACACGGCGGCGTATTGCGGGCATCAACGAAAATCAAAACTCTCATCGCTACGAGCTTTTAGAATACTGGGGGTCTATCGATGGCTATGACCTCATTGACGCAGGCGTTGAGCTTCCGGAAGGCTCCGATCCGTCCGAGGAGTTTGATGCGAACATCTGGCTCACAGGAACGAAAGTGATTAAAGCCTCGCTCAATGCGGTGAAGGGATACCGCATTCCGTACCAAATTTTTCCTTACGAGCGGACCCCCCATCAATTTTGGGGCATAGGTGTGCCGCGAATGATGCGCGACTCCCAGCAAACGATGAACGCTGCCACCCGAATCTGGCTAGACAACATGGCTTTGTCTTCTGGGCCAATGGTAGAAGTGAATACCGACTTGCTCGCGGCAGGAGAAGACCCGACCGACCTACATCCGTGGCGAGTATTCCTGCGCTCTGGTGGTGATGGATCGATGCCGGCGGTTAGATACTACCAACCAACCGCCAACGCAAATGGCCTTAATCAAATCATTGAAATTTTTCGCCGGTTTGCCGATGAAACGACATCTCTACCTTCGTACACGCACGGCGAGCAGTCGCAAGGTTTAAATAAAACAGCGACAGGTATGTCTATGTTGATGGGCGCTGCTAACGTGGCGCTTAAAAGCACAATAAAAAATATTGACGATTTCCTTATACGCCCTATGATTGAATCATTGTTCCACTTTAATATGGAGTTTGGAACGAACGAGCGAGCCAAAGGCGATTTGAAAATTGTGGCTCGCGGAAGCACTGCTCTTATTCAAAAAGAAGTGCAAAGCCAGCGCTTATTACAATTCCTTTCGCTGGTCTCAAACCCTATGGATGCAGCACTCGTTGACCGCGCTAAGCTTTTGCGCGACATCGCTGCGAGCATGGAGATTGATGCTGAAAAAGTTATTAAGACGGAGGATCAGATCCGTGCCGAACAGCAAGCACTTCTACAGCAACAAAGCATGCTCGCCCAAGCAAGCCAGAGCGATCAAGGTGCTGTCAATGACGGAGGAATGGCCCCATCTGGTCCACCTTCTGGAGGCCGACCTATCTGACGCTCTCGAAAAACTAGAGGCGGCAGACGAGAAACAATTTCGCTACCAGCAGGGGCGGGCTTACGAGCTACGCAAAATGCTGGGGCTAACTAAAACCGCATCTGCGGTTCTTGATGCTGAGAGAGCGCCAAAGCGAACTCACAGTATTGAATAACGGACACCCCCAAAAAGGAACCGTAGTATGGCAAAAGTAGATCCAGAAGCACTTGAAGCGGAAGCTCAAGAGATGATAAGCGCAGCAAGAGGCGTTTCAGCGGAACCCGAAGGGGACACACCGACAGAAGCCCGAACTCGCAAATCAACAGCCCCCAAAGAATCTGCGGATACGGCTGAATCTGAGCAAGAGATTCCCTTAGAAGATACAGGCGGCGATGTGTCGGAAGAGGAGTTGGCGCAAAAAAAGGCCGATGACCGCTACAGGAATGCTCAACGGAAGATGACTCAGGCAACCACTGAGGCTAAAGAACTGCGAAGGCAAAACGAGCAGATCATGGCTGAGCTGGGAAATTTGAAGAATCAGCTTGCAGAAAAAGATGTCGATGTACAGGCGCTTAAACAAGTGAGGGAAGAATACCCCGATCTTGCGGCTCCTATACTTGATGAGATGGAAAGGACGCAAGCAAAGGTGGCAGAAGCTACAGGTGCATTAGAACAACTTCATCAGATGAGGCATGAAGAAGCCCAGCGTACAGCGCAAGCGGCTCACATGGATCTCATACGAGAGTCCCACCCAGACCTAGACGCTATTGTCGGGACGGGAGACTGGGACGATTGGATGGAGCAGCAAAATGGGCAAGTACATCAATGGGTAGAGTCCGGCTCTAGCAACGATGTCATTGCAGTTTTGACGAAGTTCAAAGTGGACAGTGGTTATGCTCAACCTACGGCGCAAGAGAGGGTACTGGCAAAAGGAAGGGCAGCGGCAGAGCCGAAGCTCCCTAAATCCAGAAAACCCAATACAGGTTCCGGAAAACAAACTTGGACCGTGGCGGATATTACCAGAATGTCTAATACTGATTTTGAAAAAAATCAAGATGCAATTTTGGCGGCCATGAACCAAGGAGACATCCGGCAATAAACTATTGTCAGAAAGGTAATTTATCATGGCTATTGGTGCAAATGGATCGGGCGCAGCGTTTACTTACGCGGCCAACCAAGGTGGCTTCATACCCGAAGTCTTTTCAAAAATGTTGCAGGCGAAGTTTTATAAATCTTCGGTTCTTCCTGCTATTTCTAACACCGACTACGAAGGCGAAATCTCTGGTCAGGGCGACAAGGTACACATTCGTACCGTCCCCACTGTCGCAGTTGCCGACTATACTGGTACTGTCAGCTACTCAAACCTGACCACCAGCACAGTCGAGCTGAACATTGATCAGGCTAAAAGCTACGCTTTTAAAGTCGATGACATCCTGAAAGCTCAGGGTGATATCGACATGCTTGCTGGCGCATCTGGTGATGCTGCTGAGCAAATGCGTATTGCTGTTGAGACTCAAGTCCTATCTAGCATAGTGACTGGTGCTACGACTATTCAGGCGCAGGCTACTCAAACTTCAGGCAGCATACTCGCCTCGATTCTGAGCATGGGTCAAGCGCTTGATGAGCTGAATATTCCAGAAGAAGGGCGATTCATCGTTCTTTCGCCTGAGTTTATTTCGCTGCTCAAGCTGTCTGAACTCCGACAGGCTTACCTGACAGGTGATGGCACATCGCCACTGCGTAATGGTCAGGTTGGTGTGGTTGACCGCTTTAAAGTCTTCAGCAGCAACATGCTGTATACGCCAGCATCTGGTGCAGACGCCGGCTATACACACGTTATGGCGGGTCACCCCAAGGCGACCTGTTTCGCTTCTCAGTTTACTAACACTGAGACTGTGCGACTGGAAAGCACCTTTGGTGACGGCATTCGTGGCCTGAAGGTTTACGGCTCCAAAGTCGTAGTGCCTGACGCGCTTGTGATCGGTAAGTGGACTTAATAGGTCCAATCGTTAAGCGGGGGAGGGCAACCTCCCCCTCTTCTCATCAGAATAACTGGATGCACTATGATTGACGCTCCAACAAAGAAAGACCAAATATTTGCTGAAGCCAAGAAAGACTTCGGCGTTCAGCTGGACCGCAGAATGACTTGTGCGGATCTTTCTGACCAGCTTGAAAGATTAAGAACCTCTGGAGTTGAGACAGACACCGCTGATACTCCAGCGCAAGTTCCGAAGCGGGTCCGAAATATTATTACTGGCAACGAGTTTGATTACGACCCTGTATGGGCAAAACATCCAGACTTGTTAATCATTGAGTGGGAGACACCTAGTGGCGACAACTAAAGTTGTAAACATAATTAATCGAGCCAGCATTATTTTGCAGGACACCTCTAATGTCCGCTACCCTAATGAGGAACTGCTAAAGTTTTTTAATGACGGACAGCGGGAAGTGGTGCTGCACCGCCCAGACGCAAAAACAGAAAATGCGTCATTTCAATGCGGTGCCTCAAGCAAACAAGTGCTGCCAGCTTCTGCGCTAAGACTGATCGATGTTGTGCAAAATGTTGGTGGTCGCGCAGTTACGCAGATAGACCGCAAAATTCTAGATGAAACACTTCCTGACTGGCACAACCAAGTCGCTGATGCTACCAAAAAAATTGAGCATTTTGTTTATGACTCGGCGGACCCCAAGAACTTTTATGTGTACCCGAAGGCTACAACGGCTATGTATCTACAGCTGGTTTACAGCACTGCTCCAGTCGATATAGCCATTACCAACTTTTCAACTGACACCACCGTCATCTCTGTGGACGATGTGTATGCCAACTGCCTGCTGGACTTTATGCTATACCGAAGTTATCAAAAGGACAGTGAATACGCAGGCAATAGTGAAAGATCTATGATGCATTATTCTGCCTTTGCCAATTCGTTGGGCATTAAGACCAGAGCTGATTCGGCAGTTGATCCAATGCCAAACAACCCTGATCGTAATGCTCAGAGGGCATAGATGTGAAGTATTTGGATCTTGGACCTTATGTTCGCTCTGAGGCGCAGGGTGTTCCCGATTACTTACTAGAACGCTCTGTTCGTGAGGCGGCAATAGACTTTTGTGTAACAACAGATGTGTATCGTCCTGAGCCAGAACAAGTCAATGTTAGCGCTGGAATTTCAGAGTATGATCTGAGCATTCCGGCAGGAACAGAGCTTAACCACATTATTGACATCTTTAGAGACCGAGACCGGCTAACGCCGGTTTCTTACGCCAGACTTTTGGAGATTACGGGGGATGGGACTAGCAGTGGGCTTCCCACGAAATACTCGCAAAGAGACAATACTGTTTTTTATTTGGCCCCCATGCCTTCCTCCGCAGAAACTCTTAGCGTTCTTTATTCTCTCAAGCCCAGCGCAGCCTCAACAGCGATCCCTGACACCGTCGGTAAAGAATACCGAGAGGCAATAGTTCACGGCACTCTCTATAGATTGCAAATGATGCCTAATCAGCCTTGGTCAAGCATGGGTCAGGCACAGAACAACAAGGTTTTGTGCGACAAAAGAAAATCAGAAATCATGCGGCAAGTTCGATATGGCTATGCCGGCGCGGCCTTGACCGTGCGAAGTAGAGGATTTATCTAATGGCATATTCTCAAACAATCAACTTGGTAGCGGGAGACACTCTGCCAGAGCTTTCCGTGTCCTTAAAGGACTCAAGCACCCCCGCTGCTGGAATGGTGCTTGACGCAGAGAATGCAGACACTTGGGCGGCAATAGACCTGAGTGCGGCGTCCGTATTAATGAGAATCAGGCCGCTTGGTTCACTTACAATATCTTCCACTCTAACGATGATCGTAACCAGCGCTGTCGCAGGAAAAGTAATAACGCAATTTCCGTCTGGAACGCTTAGCGCGTCAGGGTTATTTGAAGCCGAGATTGAGATTAATTACAATGACGGAGGTAAACATACGGTCCCTGAGCTTATAAAGCTTAAAGTTAGAGATGGTTTTGATTAATGGCAAAATCATTCTTTAGCGGGTCGTTTCTTAAAACAGTAGTTTCGCTAAGCAAGCTGCGGGCGTCTGTAACACACGAAGATCTTCAAGCGACTCTAACACACGAAGATCTGCAAGCGACTTTACTGCATACAGATGTTCGCGCCATAGCTCTGTTTGTGCCTCCATCGCCGTTTGTGCGGCCTAATGAAAACCTGTCCGTATTAGACGTTTGCGTGACACTCCTTGCGCCAAAAACTACAGGGTCAATTTTTAACGGGCCGCTAATAAACAACTTCATGTTTAACGAGTAGGAAAAACGCAAATGCACCAAGACAGCATAACGCTTAAGGGTAATTTAAAAATTTATCTGAATAATGAATTCGTGCAAAGCGCATCAAACCTCGTTGTGACAACCGGAAAAGAATTTGTTGCCAGTCGCATGGTGGGCAGCGCAGCCGCTCTTATGAGTCACATGGCAATAGGCACAGGCACAACAGCACCAGCTGCCGAGAACACAACCGCTGAGTCCGAGGTGGCAAGGGTAGCGTTAAATTCTGCATCTGCATTAAGCACCGCTGTAACGTACACCGCCCACTTTCCTGTCGGGGTGCCATCATTCGGCGGCGCAATAACTGAGTCCGTATTGTTAGACAGCGCCACGGGTGGAGCCATGTTGTGCCGGACAGTGTTTCCAGTCGTTAATAAATTGGCAACAGACTCGCTCACTATTGAGTGGGTTGTACAGCTAAATTAAAGGTTTCTAAGATGGCTTTAAAATTCTCCAACAACGCGACTACAGTTTTAGCACAGAGTCTTTTGGCTGAAAATTTAACTGTACAGTGTGTAAGCCTAACGTCCTTTCCGACACTTGGGGTTGATGATTACACCTATGCGACCTTAGCAAAATTAGACAGCCCAACAGACATGGAGATTGTAAAGGTTACCGGAATCTCAGGCAGCACAGCGACAGTTGAGAGGGGACAGCAAGGCACGACAGCTCTCGATTTTGTTGCCGGCAGTCTGTTTGAGCTGCGTCTAACTGCTGGTTCATTAGATGACTTGGCCGGTGATATTACCACGGTTGCCGCTGCGCTCTATGGTCTTGGACCAGTTGTCGCAGCAAATACCGCAAAGGTGACATACACCAACCTCCTTCCATTAGACAACACATGGACAGCACTCAACACGTTCACTGCTGGCCTAGAGAGCACAGGCGCAGGCGCTAACAGCTTCCGAGCTGGATTTAATTCTGGAGCTACTACGCAGGGCGCAACCGCTGTAGCTGTTGGTGACTCAGCAGGCCAAACTGCACAGGGATCTAACGCTCTAGCTCTAGGTAGGAAAGCTGGAACTACATCGCAGGGAATAGCCTCTGTTGCTATCGGAAACTTCTCAGGTAACAGTGGTCAGCTCAACAACGCAGTGGCTATAGGTAGCGGCTCAGGCCAGACTACACAGGGAACAAGCGCCGTAGGTATAGGTGTCAGTGCTGGTAACAATACGCAGGGCGCAAGCGCTGTAGCTATAGGGAACCAATCCGGTCTGACTACGCAGGGAACAGGCGCAGTCGCTATAGGAGAGTCAGCAGGAGGCACTGCACAAGGCAACTACGCTGTAGCCATCGGTAGACACACTGGCCTGTCTAATCAGGCAGGGACAGCCACCGCAGTTGGATACCAAGCAGGTTCCACGGATCAGGGTTCACGCTCTGTTGCTCTGGGATACCGAGCAGGACAAACCAGCCAAGGCAACAACGGCATCATCATCAACGGCACTGGTGTTGCACTAGATGATGCCACTAATGGTCACATCCACATAGCTTCTAGTTTAGCCTCTTTAGACTACGACACGGCAAATGGCAAATGGACTGCCACAGACACTACTGGCGCGTTTGATCTTCGTCCAGACGTCGACCCCCAAATAGCTATTAACACATCTGCTATTGCTCTCAATACAGCCAAGGTGGGCATAACTGTAGGACAGACGGATGCCATTGTAGCGAACACCGCTAAAATCAGCTATACCGATGCAGCGGCAGTTGCGCTTAATACAGCCAAGGTGGGCATAACTGTAGGACAGACGGATGCCATTGTAGCGAACACCGCTAAGGTGACATACACCGATTTACTACCGCTAGGCAACACATGGGCTGGACTCAATACGTTTACCGCTGGGCTGAGAAGTGAAGGAGCTGGCACTGACTCTGTAAGGATTGGCACTGATGCAGGGTTAACAAGTCAGGCGAACACATCAATAGCAATTGGGAAAGAGTCTGGCAAGTCAGGCCAAAAAACTGGAGCGTTGGCTATCGGCAATAACGCTGGTTTTTCTAACCAAGGCCAAAAAAGTTTTGCGCTCGGCTTGCAAGCAGGAAAAACCGACCAAGGGAATTTTTCCATTGCAATTGGAAACAGTGCAGGAAAAACAAGCCAAGGAGACAAAGGGGTTATTATATCAGCAAATAGCGTAGCCCTTGAAGATACCACAGACAGCCATATACACATAGCAAGTGACGAAGCCTCTATCAATTACACCTCTGCGGCTGGGTTTAGTGTGACCTCTACCGTTACGGCAGCAAACAAGTTTACCGCGGCAGCATATTATCTTGCTGGTGCAGGAGGTGCGGCAGGAAGTGTAGTTGGATACTACGGCCTTAGAATTTACAGTATGAACGGTGATTATTTCTGGGCAGCAAACACAACGCCAGCGTCATACGCTATGCAGCTAGGCTCGACCACAGGAAATCTTGCCCTACTTGGAACATGCACAGCCACAAGTTTTGTAGGAAGTGGGTCGGCATTAACAGGGCTGTTAAACTTAGCAGATTTAAAAACACTCGTTGCAGCAAGCGCAGACTTTGCAGACTTTCAGACTAGAATAGCAGCACTATAAGGAAACCAAGATGAGCAATTATAAAGAGTCACAGCAATCAGGCTCAGTCTATACGAGAGCTTCATCAATTAGCATTGCTAACGGTTTAGAAAACAAATCAATCCAGTTTATGGAGGAAGAAGTTTTTATTGCTGAAAATGGCGACATGCTTTCAAGACCTGTACTTGGCAGCTTGTCAGAAAAACTAACAGCAGAAAACATGGAAACTACCTTTCCAATAATTAATCCAGAGACAGGCGAAGATACAGGGGCAGAGGGGTCTTTTATAAACTTTCAAGTATTGCTTCACTCGCTATACTTGTTTCTTGCAGAGCGCAGAGATGTCGCAGAGGTTGATGAAAGTGAATAGCTTAATTCAATGGATAAAGAATTGGGGCTTTAAGCTGATTGTTGTTATTAGTCAGGCAGTCAATGCTTTGGTTTTAAATGGCGAGCCAGACCAGACACTCAGCTCAAGGGCATACTCATGCAACAATGTTAAAGGGTGGTCACTGGTTGAGCGAGCTATCAACTTTGTTTTCTTTTGGGATGAAAATCACTGTTATAAAAGCTGGGTTCTTGATCTTGAGTTTTCAAATCGAATAATCGAAAGGTCAAAGGTGTAACAAACATGGCAGAATTTAATTGGAGCATTCAATCCTTGCAGCGCAACACCTATCCAGAAGACATGAGCGGCGGCGTGATTGTTGCGGTTTGGCAATGCACAGGTGTACAAGGCGAAAAAGAAGGCGAGTTAGGAGGACCGGCAATTTTTACGCCTGACCCTTCTTCTGCTGATTACACGCAATACGATGATTTAACTGAAGAACAAGTGCTTGGCTGGTGTTTTGCCGAGGATGCGAATGGGTATTCGCAAGTGAATAAACTGGACACTGAAGCTCAAATTCAAGCGCAGTTTGATTGGTTTCCAACGACTGATAGTGGCGTACCTTGGTGAAGACTCCCCTCTACGAAAGAAGGTCTACCGATGAAATCGAGGCAATCATTTTGCGATCTGCAAAGGTAGCAGCTAAAGAAGCACTGCGCGATGTGGGGCTGCAAGACGATAATGCAATCCATGACGTAAAAGAGTTGCGTGATCTGTTAGATTCTTGGCGCGAGATTCGGAAGTCAGTAGCACACACCGTCATAAAAATTATAACAATGGCGGTGTTAAGTGCTTTAGTCGCTGGGGTGTGGTTTAAGAACTGGAGCCAATAATGATTGGAGTTGTAGATTTAATAGCGGGAATCTTTAAGCCAGCGGCAGAGTTAATTGATGAGCTGCACACCAGTGAAGATGAACGGCTTGCAGCTAAAGGACACTTGTTAGATGTTCAGGCAGCAGCCATGCAACGGGTGTTTGACTACGAAAGGTCAACGATTGAGCTACAGTCTCAAATTGTCAATTCAGAAGCCAGCAGCGTCCATTGGTTAACAGCAACATGGCGACCAATTACAATGCTGGTAATGCTGACGCTGGTTGTCGGCGATGCGATGATGTGGCTGCCGAACCCTTTGTCAGATGATGCTTTTATGCTTCTTCAAATTGGTCTGGGGGGCTATGTAGTTGGCAGAAGCGCAGAAAAAATAGTAGGAGCGATAAAGAAATGAGCGAAGAATATGAAGGCAAGGACGGGCTAGCGAGAGACATTGCCAAACTCCGCCATGAATACCGAGAGCTTTACAAGCCAGTCATGCGGCAGCATTGGAGAGATTTTAAGTCTGCTCGAATTTCGCAAAAATTTCACGAAATGACCAACCTTCATGTTGAATCGGCAAGGGCTGCACCGTACTTCTGGGGCCACGTAACAATGGCATCAATGGTCGTAAGTATAGTTGCATTTGGTGTTTTGGCATTTTATGCATTTTGCTGACGAAAAAGTGAGCCGCTCCACAATAACCGCTGGAGCGCATTCAAGTGGAATGGCGGTAGAAGTTCAGAAAAAATCGTTAATGTAATTCAAAAATAAAGAGGAAAAAATGGATAATCAAAAAATTATGGTAAACGACAAAGAATACGAAACAGAAAATTTGACTGATGAGCAACATTACTTGATACGACAAATCACTGACCTGTCTCAGCAGTCGGACAGCCAAAAGTTTAAACTAGACCAGATTACTGTGGCTCGACAGGTTTTCACTGCCCAGTTAACGCGGCTTCTAGAAGAGCCAGAGTAAAGGAGTTAAAGATGGCTGCGGTTAATGTCAGCTTATTTCGCGGGATGTCAAAAAAAATATCACCGCGCCTCCTTCCGGAAGACATGGCGGTTAGCTGCATCAATGTTGATTTGGACGCAGGCTCACTGCGGCCTATAAAAGGGCTAAGCACCAGTGTTACTCTGCCAAGTGTGCAAGGAGGGGTTGGCACGGCTAGTTATAGTGGTAGTACCAAGACCTTCTTCCAGAGCCGTGATAACGTATGGTTTACGTTTTCTGGATCGAGCGCCAGCGTAATAGATGGCCCAGTGGCAGAGGATGCATATAAACGAGTATATTTCAGTAACTCTGTTGGCGCATATGTAGCTAGTACCGTAAGCGGAAGTGCTTTCACTAATTATCTTCTTGGTGTGCCTGCGCTGCCTACCGCTCCATCATCCGCACAAATTCCAGTTGTCTCTGCCACTACAGACACTGAAACAGCTGTCTCTCGATCCTATGTTGTGACCTGTGTAACGGCATGGGGTGAAGAGGGTCCGCCCTCTCCTCCTTCTGCAATTCTTGACACTAGGTCGGATCAAGCGGTAACAGTTTCTCTCACAGCCTTACCGGCTAATATCAACAATCGAAATATCGTGTACTACAGAGTTTATCGAACTGATGCAAATGGCGTTTTTCGATATGCCTTTCAGGTAAGCGCGCTTTCCGCTACCAGTACCACTGATACTGTACTGGAATCTGCCTTGGGAGAAGAGCTTGTCTCTCAAGAGTGGGACCAACCTCCTCAATTGACCCTCACCGATTACGGTCTTTCCGGAATATGCTCTTTGCCCAACGGTATTACTGCGGGATTTACTGGGCAAACTGTTTGTTTTTCGGAATCTTTTCTGCCGCATGCTTGGCCCAAAAGATATCAGCTAACAACGCAGGCCAAAATTATTGCGCTCACACCTTTAGAAACGGGCTTGCTCGTTATGACAGAGGGTCAACCATATATTGTGCAGGGTTCAGATCCGGCGGGCATGGTTATGACAGAGCTAAATGTACCTTACCCCATTGCTAATGCCGAATCGGCGGTTAATGTCGGTGGTTCCGTTATCTATTGCAGCCAAGATGGGCTTGTCAGTGTGAGTTCTGCTGGAGCCGCTCTAGTGACGGAGACTATATTTACCCGCACAGACTGGCAGGCGGCACATTCCCCTGCCACCGTCCAAGGATTTGAGTGGGAAGGGAAGTATGTGGGATTTCATACTACCTCTGGAGCAATCAATGGATTTATTTTTGATCCGAGAGGGGGGAAATCGGCATTCACTGCTCTTGAGCTGGATGATTCCGTTACGGCGGCTTTTTCTTCATCACAAAATAATGAGCTGTATGTGATTACTAACGGAACCGTCAAAAAATTTGCACAGGGGTCTCATCTGCGCTGCACATGGTTGTCCCGCCATTACTTCTCTGATCGTGCCATAAACATGGGTGTCGCACAGATTGCTTTTGGCGAGAATTTAGGCCAAGTATCAGTTGTTACAGATGGCGCAGGCGCACACTTAAACGACACCGTAATATTATTTTCCGCCAGTGAAAACACGGACGTATTTGCCTTGGCAGACGTCAGGCATATCGAATATAGAGCGGCGGGGGGTGACGGGATACATACTTTCCGCCTTCCAAGCGGGTATAAAAGCCATGTCTCTTCTTTTCAGATATCAACAAAGGAGGAAGTTCACTCTATTACTATGGCTGAAAGTCCGGCGGAACTGAGATGATTAGCCTCAAGGGTTCCCGCAGAAAAAGCACAGCCACTGTCCCACGCGAGTTTACGGGGCAGGAGAGGATTTTTGCAGATTCTTTGGTGGAGAGCATTGATTCTTTGGCGGGTCGGCGTGGCGAACCAATAGATAGGGCTGTGACTTTTAGGGATTTATTAGATGCGAATGTTCTGTCGCTTGCGGCGGGGCAGCCCTTGTCGAATGCTGGGGGTGTAAATCTAGTAAACCCTTTGGACCCGACTACGAGTGTTGGCGGGGGTGTTGAGATTCCCCCTGCGCCTAGCATACAGATCATTGGTGGCTTCGGCTTTGTTCGTATCACATGGGTCATGCCTGTCTACAGAGGGGCGGCATATCTGGAAATATACAGATCGCAGACCGACCTTCTTTCCACCGCAGTTTCAGCTGGGCCTATTGTCCGGTATTCAGGATCAGGTAGTGGCTTCTACGATGACAGAACTGTGGGGGAGGGTACGACCTATTACTACTGGGCGCGAGGCGTAAACATAAACGAAGTTGCTGGTCCTTTCAATCTTTCAGCAGGCACTAGCGGAACAACTCCTTTAAACTATATTTATGTGTCGGGTTTAATCGATGACATTCTGGCCGATGCCGTCAATGCACTCGGATTAAATACGGTAATCTCTGGGGTAACCGGCGACATCAGCAGCATCAACGCCGACATCGCCGGCATCACCGCCAGCATCATCGTCATCAACGGCGACATCAGCAGCATCAACGCCGACATCACCGGTATCAACACTGACATCGGCAACATCGAATCCGACATAACCGCACTCAACGCTATTAATACTTGGGATTCCGCTGTGACATACGCGGTCGCCGATTTAGTGACTTATCAAAACTATATCTGGGAAGCGGCTCTAGCTTCCACAAATCAAGCTCCGGCAGCAGGAAGCACATACTGGACGCAAGTAGGGAGTTACGCGCGCCTAGTTGATTTTGTTTCTGCGACCCAAGGCCAGAACAGCTCGACCCGCGCAACGCTGACCAGTGATTACTACACCAAGACTGATGCTAATTCAGCGATTACCGCTTCTATAGATGCTTACACTTCAGCGGTTACTGGTGCTGGTGGCTACACCAGTGACGCTAATGCAACCACTATTATTTACACTAAGGCTGACGCTGATTCAGCGACTACCGCTGCTATAGATGCTTACACTTCAGCGGTTACTGGTACTGGTGGCTACACCAGTGCCGCTAATGCAAACACTGTTATTTACACTAAGGCTGACGCTGATTCAGCGATCACCTCTGAGATTAATGACTTTGCTTCAGCGGTTACTACCCCTGCTGGCTACACAGACGCTGGTGTAACCACTATTATTTACGCTAAGGCTGACGCTGATTCAGCGACTACCGCTGAGATTAACAGCTTTGCTTCAACGGTTACTACCCCTGCTGGCTACACAGACGCTGGTGTAACCACTATTATTTACGCTAAGGCTGACGCTGATTCAGCGATTAGCACCGCGCTAAATACTTACACTACAACAATAGGAGCTAACACAGCAACCCTTCAGCAAACGGCTGAATCTCTTAATGGCACACAGGCAAAATATTCAGTCAAGATAGACAATAACAATCATGTGTCTGGCTTTGGCTTGATATCGACAGCCAATGACGCTACCCCATATTCTACGTTTGTAGTTGCGTCTGATGCCTTTGGTATTTCCGCGCCAACCACAGCCAACAGCGCTACTGACACTGCTGTAGGGGTAGGCTATCCTTTTAAGGTTATTACCACCCCTACAACCATTAACGGGGAGGTCATCCCTGCGGGGACGTATATCAATGACGCCTTTATTCATAACGCCCAGATTACTTCGGCGACTATAGGTGTGGGAACAATTACCACGGCCAACATTACTGAAGGCGCTATAACGTCTGCAAGTATTGCTGACTCTATCTATAGCGCTAACTGGTTTGCCAGCGGAAATTCAGGCGCTGCTTCAGGCGTTGGATGGAATATTAATAGCGCTAACGGCTATGCTTTTTTTCAAAACATAGTTTGCAAGGGAATCATTCAGGCAACCGCTCTAATACTTTCCGCCGGAGCAGAAGTACGCACACTGCAAATCGCGGGCAATGCAGTGACGGTTCCAACTTTTATTACGTTTACATTCCCTGCGTATTCTGTAAATTCCAGCAACTATAGTACCCCTGTAGACGCTAGCGGGAATGCGACAGCACGAACGTATGTTCGCGCATCAGGGGGGCGACTGTTGGTCACCTGTGTTTTTGGGGTGAAGACCAACACCACCTCGGACAGTGTTACGCCAAACCTTTACGCTAAGTTAAAAGTCGGGAACTCAACAACGCAATATAACGCTAACTTGGGATCTTCAGAAACTCACGTTAGTGTTCCACAAAACGGTTCAACCGAAGTTAATATTCGCGTGACGGCTACGCTGGCAGTAACAACAAGCAGTAATCATGGCACCGCAGATGCTGACGAAAATTACGAAACTACCCCTACACTCTTGATTAATGGGGCATTGAGTTTGAGTGCAGCTTCGTTTTCTACATACAGCAATTACACTAATTCGGCTTATTTTGGAGACCCAAATTATCAAAACTCTCAAATGTATCAGTGCAAGATAATACATCCCTCAAATCCAGCCATCTTTGAAAACGTACAGGTCACAAACAGAGCCGGTTACACCTTTATGGTCTATCGCGGCTCTCCCCGCCAAGAATTTCCGAATGCCGCTAAGCTCACATATCCGGCTGCGGCCTTTGCCAACGATCGGGTGAGTATAGAATTGCAAGTTTCTGGGAATAATAGCCAATTAACTGCCTGTAATTTCACCGTAATAAGTTGTAAGAGGTAAGCGGATGAGTTATTTAGTAATTTACTGTGCAAATACGGGCGCGATTCATTCTTGCGAATCAGGGCATGAAGAGGGTTCTAAGGATACAGGCTATTTACTGGACCTAATAGTCCGTCCTCTAGAGTTGCAGCGCGGTCACTTGTTTGTAGAGCAAGCACCGGACGGGCTAACTCAGTGGGTAGAGGAAGGGGTTGTTGTCGATAAGACACCGTTTTTCCTGACGATTGAGGGTCCGGTTATTTCTAATGTCCCTGCGAATACTTCGGTACTGTGGCCGGATCTGGTCACCACGATAGAGAGTGACGGAACGGTTGAGCTGGAGTCTAATGTCATAGGTTCTTTCAGCTTGACCTTTACGCATGCCTCACACATGACCGAGACAGTTGAGGTTGATTACAATGGCTAAAAGAACGGTCCAAATGGACCCAGACGACACTCGCAAAAAGTCGTATTCTAAGGTAGATAGAGACGCCCTTTCTGCGATCTGGGAATGCATCGAGAATTTGTCAGATGGAGGCATAGACGTTGGGCCTAAGTGCCTTGCGATGCTAGAAGTACGCCAAGCAATAAAAGAAAAAGCACCAAAACCATAGGCTATTGCAACATCAAATAAGAGCGCTATGATGATATAAGTACCATCCCAACTCCGATGGGCAGATCGGAACCTCCCTATATTCAACGGACTGCGTGTGGCTTTTAGCCGCACCGGCTTTCTATTGCGCGGAGTAAAGATGGATCTAAAGCCTGCTGACATTAGAGATGTCTGGCCTATTGTTAAACAGGGTCTAGAGATCGTCCAAAAGAGCAGCTGCCAGACGTGGATACCCGAAGATATCTATGCAGCTTGCGTGTCCGGACAAGGTGTTTTGTACACAGCGGGCCAGATGTGCCTTGGGAATGAAAGATTTCTGGTTGTGCAGTCACAAAGATGTCCTATTGAGCGCGTCAGCAAGCTCTTGCTATGGGTGGCCTTTGATCCTTGCGAGGGAACCGCTATTCAATTTGCTTCTGAGTGCGAAGAAATCGCGAGAGATACTGGGCATACAGCCATAGAGTTTGTCACTTCGATAGACAAGCTAGGGCTACTGTCCGAAAGCTTTGGATATAAAAGAGTATCGAGCCTTTACCGAAAAAATTTACTGTAGGAGTAAACCATGTCTGGCGGCGGTGATCCCAAAACACCCTCTGAATCTGAGGCTTATAAAGCTTTGGCGGAGCAAGCAGGAACATATTTTAATCGATACCAAGATGTGTTTGTTCCGCTTGAAAACTCATACATAAACAGCGTTGTGGATATCGGCAGCGAAGACAATTATAACAGAGCCGCTGGCGCTGCCGGCAGCGCGTTTACCTCCGCGTATACACCGGAGCTATTAAATCAGCAACGACAAATGCTGTCACAGGGTATAGACCCCTCATCCGGCAAGTTTCAAAGCACCAGCCAGAACAGTTATGGGAAATTTGGCAGCGCGATGGGGCTGGGCATAGCCGATGCCGGCGCAAACAACACTGACAGACTGTTCGGTGGGATGACTAATCTGGTCAAAATGGGGCAAGGCATTCAGTCGGAGGCTACTCAGGGTCAAATTGGGCTGGCGTCTGCTTCAGAAACCAAGGCTCGCGGCGCAGCCGAAACCGATTTTATTAAATCTCAGTCTAATGAATCAGTGGCTGGAACCGCAGCCGGAGTAGCCGCAGGCTACGGGTTGAATTCCTGATGGCTTTGTTTGAATCAGCCCCCAGCAACCCTAATTACAACCAGTTTTTAGGGCAGCTGTCGAATCCTAATGACTTGACTAGTTTTTACGGACCTGACGGACGGCTTAACAACCAACCATCAAACCCGCTTGACGTTGACAGTTACATGGGCGATGACGACTTCGGCGGACAGCGCCTGTTTGCAGACGTTATTAAGCGGCAAACCGAAGATTACATGAAGCGTTTTGCTCCGATAGAGGGTGCATTGGCAGACTCTATTACTGCGACAGGGACAACGTATCTTGAGTCGGACTTGGATCGTACTAGAGAAGGTATTACTGGAGGCATCACAAACGCGGAGTCTCAGCTAAGCAGAAACCGAGAAAGATACGGCGCTACACAGGGAACTCCAGAGGATCTTTCTCAGGAGAAAATTAGCGCAATGGTGGGCGGGCTTAACGACACAAGAACGCGGGATTCAGATCGCAGAATGGCGGTACTGAGTGGAGGACTTGGAGAGTTAGGAGCCAAGGCCAGAGAGCCTATTGGCGGCACAGGTGGTGGTGTAGGACAGGGGTAACAAAGTGACATTATTAGCATCAGGAAACAATCTTCGCCAGCAAAGCTTAATGGGCCTGCAAGCCCTGTCTCAAGAAGACGCTGAGCGAGAAGCGCTCTATGAGCAAATGAAGCAAGCGAAAAGCCAGAAAGACGCGCAGACCAAAGGCACGGTCGGTGGCATCGGTGCGGCGTATCTTATAAACCAAGGACTGCCGGCTGCAACCACGACTGTTAGCTCTGTCCCAGTATCGGGTACTGCCTCCGGTGTAGGTTCGGCCTCGCAATCTTCGACACTAGTCGGACAAACCGCCTTGCAAGCCAGCCAAGCTAAGGCAGCTGTCGATGGAGCGACAATCATGGGAGCGCAGGCGGGAGGGACCGGCGGTGTTGCTGGCACTGCTAGTGGTGTTGGTGGTGTTGCTGGTACTGCTGGAACTACTGCGGCTGGGACTGCGGCTGGGACTGCTGCTGGAACGACTGCTGCCGGTGGTGTTGCTGGTGCTGCTGGAACTGCTGCTGCTGGAACTGCTGCTGGAACTGCTGCCGCGACTGGAACTGCTGCTGCTGGAACTGCTGCTGCTGGAACTGCTGCCGCGACTGGAACTGCTGCTGCTGCCGCCGGAGGAGGGGCCGCTGCCGCCGGAGGAGGAATGGCTGCTCTCGCAGCAGCGACCGGACCACTGGCAATTGGCATTGGTGCTGCTTTCTTACTTTCATCGCTGTTCGGCTAGGAGATTCACATGGCACGTTATTACGGACTGGGTCAAACAGCAGGATTCGCTGATGGACTTGCACAGGGTTTTGGGCTGGTTAATGAAGTCTATAACGACAAGGAAATAAACCGGCTAAAGCAGGAAGAGCTAGATGCAACTGCGGGATATCGCATGGCTGAAACCGAGGCCACATCTAAATACCGTGACCAGCAGATTGGAATTGAACAGGGGCAGCTTGATCTTGACAATGAAAGGCTTGGTCTAGATAAAAAAGAGTCGGCTGCCACTATTGCTGGCCTTCAGGCAGACAACCAAGTCAGATTGATAAACGCTAAGACTGCTGGCGTTAACGCTACTACCGCTGCCACTAACGCTGATACCAACAGGTTTGTCCGAGAAGAAGCGGGAACACAAGCGCAGTTTCTTAGGGACGAAAAAGCGAGACAGCTGAATCTGCAACAAGCGGGCGAAACACTCGCTAGCCTTGACATCGCATTCAAAGAAAGTGCGAGGACTGGTGTGCCGGTGCCTACAGAGGTTATACAAAATGCTATCGAGATGACAGATAAGACCCCTCTATCGGTAGCGCGAGCCGTTTCATCATTGGCCCCAGTAAACATGGAGGTTATGAACACCACCCTACAAGGCGTCTTTTCAGAAGGGGGCGACATAAATGACGAAAAAGCTTTAGAGGTTGTGGGCGAATTTCTTAATCAAAACACAGAGGTGGGCAGGGTCATGTCCACAGCAACTGATGTCAATTTACCTATAGCTTATGACGGCTGGCTTATGTATAAAAAAGATCTGCTCAGCGCGTCCGCATCTGTAGATGGAGAAACCCCTACACTATCGGCAATGGCTAGGATTACTCTCCAAAACCCCAAAGACCCCACGCAGTTTGTTCACTATGACGCGCCGGTAACAAGGGGCAGAGGCGCTGGCAGCTCTGAGGCTGGACAGTTTCCTGTAGCAGAATTTTTATCTGGCACTGCGGGTTATGCTGTTCAGGTCCGGTATGCACAAGAGAACTTTCGACCTTTGCTTGAGCAGCACAGAATCGACACAATGTACGGAAACGCCGGAGAATATCAAACAGCCCTTCTCGCTGAGCAGTCGCGATTAGCTGAATGGGTAACAGACTACCCGACATCTCAGCCCCTAGTTGCGGGAGTAGACAATAACACGTTAACGCAAAAAGTTATTAACAGTGCCGCGAAAGACAATACGCTAAACATGGGCAATCCAAAAGTAATGTCTTTTATACCCGATTCTACGTCTTCCATTATTGATTTTCGCGCCTTTATGGATAGTGATCCCAAGCTCAAAGCATTACAGCAGTCATATCAAATACCTTCCAAGAATAAAAATGGCGTCACAGAGGGTGTGCCTGTCAAGCTGACTGATAGTGAGGTGTTAATCCTTATGTCAACCACAGACACCACCACGGGGAAAGACGGGACAGACGTTACTAATCCTACACCGCGAACTAGAACGGTGTTGGCGGATCTTATGGCTAAAAGAGGGAATGTCACTCAACTAGAAAGAAAGGGAAATCCTCTTTTTAAAGTATTTGGCAGCGGAAATTCTGAAGAATTGCCAGACATGAGCATGATGGCCGGCGCTGGGATTAAACGATAGATGCCCTTTGTAACCCGCCGCAGAGGGGCTACAGACCAGTCTCGTTCTTCCTCCTCTCCTAGTGTTCCCGTGTCGCAAGAAGATGACATATTCCAGACTGGCGCGGGGCTTTCGACTGGCTATGAACAAACCATTGGCACTATCCAAGGCGTTCGCTCGCTATTTAATACTCTTACGGGTGATGATGCAGAAGCTGAA